TACATCTGCGAGTGCTGTCCGAGGCATGTCGTTCAATATCCTCTTTCTCGACGAGTTCGCGTTCGTCCCTAATCACATCGCTGACTCCTTCTTTGCATCTGTTTATCCTACTATTACTTCTGGCAAAAGCACAAAAGTCATAATGGTTTCTACCCCTCACGGGATGAATCATTTTTATAGGTATTGGAATGATGCCGAGAAAGGAAAAAATGAATATATTCCTACAGATGTTCATTGGTCCGAAGTTCCTGGTAGAGATGCTGCTTGGAAAGCACAAACTATTGCCAATACTTCAGAGGCACAATTTAAAGTTGAGTTTGAGTGTGAGTTCTTAGGATCTGTAGATACTTTGATTGCACCATCAAAGTTGAAATCTTTTATCTATGAAAATCCTATAGTTAGGAATGCGGGATTGGATATTTATGAGAACTCAAAAGAAAAGCACGATTATCTAATTACTGTTGACGTTGCAAGAGGAGTGAGTGAAGATTACTCTGCTTTTGTTGTGTTTGATATTACAGAGTTTCCTCATAGGGTCGTTGCCAAATATAGGAACAACGAAATAAAACCTATGATGTATCCTAACATTATATACGAAGTTGCCAAAAATTACAATAGCGCATATATTCTTTGCGAAGTAAATGATATTGGAGATCAAGTAGCATCTTTACTTCACTACGATCTTGAGTACCAAAACATTTTAATGTGCTCAATGCGAGGTAGAGCAGGACAAGTTGTTGGGCAAGGATTTTCCGGAAAGAAAACTCAAATGGGAGTTAAGATGTCCAAAACTGTTAAAAAGATTGGAGCACTTAATCTCAAAACAATTATAGAAGAAGATAAACTCATTTTCAATGATTATGAGATTATATCCGAATTGACAACTTTCGTCTCAAAGCATAATTCATTTGAAGCAGAAGATGGATGCAATGATGACCTTGCAATGTGTCTAGTAATCTATGCTTGGTTAGTTGCACAAGATTATTTCAAAGAACTGACAGATCAAGATATTAGAAAAAGATTATATGAAGAACAAAAAAATCAAATAGAACAGGATATGGCACCATTTGGGTTTGTAAGTGACGGAATAAATGACGAAGGTTCATTTGTTGATAATAATGGTGATAGATGGTTTACTGACGAATATGGAGATATGTCTTATATGTGGGATTATCAGTAATGGAAATAGATGACGATTTTGATGGTCAAATAAAATTAGGACATCTATTATTGAATGATAGAAAGTGTAGATCTTGCGGCAAAATTAAAAACTTACTTGCAAATTTTTATAGAACTAGAAAAAATAGAGGATTAATTCCTTCTTCATATTCTTATGAATGTAAAGAGTGCACTATAAAAAGAATTTTAACGAATAGAAAAAAATTAAATAATAGTTGGGAATATCCAGACTGGTAATATTTTGTTCATTGACTGTTTCCCCACTGAAAATCTTATTTTTCCTAAATATTTTTTAGATAAACTGAGATTCAGGAGAAATTTAAATGGCGACTCCTCAATTATCTCCCGGTGTACTGATCAGGGAGGTTGACCTAACTGTAGGAAGAGCTGATAATGTTTTAGATAACATTGGTGCTATTGCGGGACCTTTCCCACTTGGCCCAGTTGAGGAACCAATTGATATTACCACAGAACAAGATTTAATCAACGTTTTTGGTAAGCCTCTTTCAACGGATTCCCAATACGAGTATTGGATGAGTGCATCATCATACCTCACATATGGAGGTATTCTCAAAGTTGTAAGAGCAGACGGAAGCAACTTAGCAAATGCTAATGTTCTAACAGTAGGAACAGGAAGCACTGCTGGTCTAAAAATCAAAAACTTTGATAGCTACGAATTAAACCTATCAGATAAAGATACTGTAAATTGGTTATTTGCATCAAAGAATCCAGGTTCTTGGGCAAATGGTGTTAAAGTTGCTATTATTGACGATAAGGCAGACCAAACAATCTCAGGAATTAGTACTGGAACATTTACATTTACTGTAGGTGTAACAACAACTGGAACATATACTGCTAATCCATTAGAAGTTGGAGTTAGCACCACCGCAGGTATTCAACTTGGTGATGAAGTAAGAGGTAATGAAGTTTCAGTAGGAACAACTGTTGTTGGCATTTCTACAGGTCTTATCACCTTATCACAAGCATCAACTGGAACAAATGGTTTCGTTGAATCACTTGAATTTGGAGATACTGTAGCATCTGGAAATGTTCAAGTAGGATTTGCAGTAACTGCACCATTATCCAATATCACAACTGTTGGTGCTGGTTCGACTTCATCTTTCAGTGGATACCTGAAAGCAATTGTTACTGGAGTCGGAGAAGATTCTGTTGATGTTAAGATTATTTCTCGCGTAAGTTCTACAGGAACAGAAACAACAGTTGATTATGCAGAGGGAGTTCCTGGAAATTCATTCCAAGCAGGAAATTCAATTTCCTATGTAAATAACTCAGGAGCTTCTGTTGCAACAACATCAATCCCAGCAAGTGGTGTTGTTGATTGGTATGAACAGCAAAAGATTTCTCTAACAAATGGCGGAGATATCTTCTGGAAGTCACTGGCACCAAAGCCAGGAACAACACAGTATGCTGCAGATAGAAATGGTAAGAGTGATGAAATTCACATTGTAGCTTTCGATGATCTAGGAACAATCACCGGAATCAAAGGAAATCTTCTTGAAAAGCATATTGGTCTTTCTAAGGCAACTGATGCAGTAAGTGCATCCAATTCACCAACAAAGATTTTCTGGAAGAATTATGTTGGTCAACTATCACCAAACCTTTATGTTGGCGACAATCCTTCCGATGCAGGTAATAGTGCTGTAGTTTATCAAACTGGTTTCTCCAGTGGATTTACCTTAAATACAAATGCTCAAGGTCTCTGGAACCTTGAAGCACAGGATAGAGTATTTAGTGCAATTGGTAATCAACTTTATACATTGGGTGGTGGTGTTGATTATAGCACTACAGGTGGAATGAAGGCAGACTTAAGCAAGATTATTTCGGCATACGATTTATTCTCAAATAAAGATGAAGTTGCAGTTGACTTTATTCTTCAAGGACCTAGCGGTGGTGATGACATCTATGAATCACAAGCAAAGGCAGCTAAACTGATTTCTATTGCAAATCAGAGAAGAGATTGTATTGCTGTTATTTCACCACATAGACAAGGTGTTGTAGATCAAACAAACACTGAAGCACAAACTAATAATATTATTGAGTTCTTCAGTGGTGTTAATAGTTCACTGCCTTCCTCTTCATATGCAGTATTTGATAGTGGATATAAGTATACTTACGATAGATTCAATAACAAATTCCGTTATCTTCCATGCAACCCAGATATTGCTGGATTAATGGTTAGAACTTCTATCAATGCATATCCTTGGTTCTCACCTGCTGGTCAGCAAAGAGGAATTCTTAATAATGCAGTTAAACTTGCATACAATCCAAGCAGAGCACAAAGAGATCGCCTGTATCCACAAAGAGTTAATGCAATCATTAACCAACCTGGTGTAGGAATTCTACTCTTTGGCGATAAGACTGCATTAGGTTATGCATCAGCGTTTGATAGAATCAACGTTCGTCGCTTGTTCCTTACCGTTGAGCAAGCACTTGAGAGAAGTGCAAATGCACAACTGTTCGAACTCAACGATGAATTAACGAGAGCAAACTTCGTTAACATTGTTGAACCATATCTACGTGATGTCCAAGCTAAGAGAGGTGTTTATGACTTCCTCGTAGTTTGCGATGCTACAAACAATACTCCTGACGTTATTGATAATAGCGAGTTTAGAGCAGACATTTATCTGAAGCCAACCAAATCCATTAACTATGTAACTCTTACCTTTGTTGCAACCCGCACAGGTGTAAGTTTTGAAGAAGTTGCTGGCAGAGTTTGATTAGATAAATTAATTACAGAAGGAGGACTCAAAAATGGCTACGTACAGAACTATTACAGGATTTAAAGCCGCCCTTTCCGGGGGCGGTGCAAGACCTAACCTATTTGAAGTAAGCATCCCCAACTTCCCTGTTGGTGGTTGGGATGATATTGAATTCAACTTTATGTGTAAGGCAGCAGCACTGCCTGCTTCAAATATGGCTCCAATCGAAGTTCCTTTTAGAGGAAGAATCTTTAAGGTTGCTGGAGACAGAACATTTGATACTTGGACCGTTACTGTTATCAATGACGAAGATTTCATCTTAAGAAGTGCATTTGAAAGATGGATGAACCTGATGAGCAAACTTGATAACAACACTGGTGCAACCAATCCAGCGGCTTACATGGTAAATGCCAATGTAAGTCAACTTGGAAGAGGTGCTTCTCGTGGAAGATTCTCAAATGACAATGATCCATCGGTAGATGTAGTTGCTGGTGGTGGCACTGTTCCATTGAGAACATATCAATTTATTGATATTTTCCCAACTAACGTATCTGCTATTGACCTTTCATATGAAAGTTCAGATACTATTGAGGAGTATACAGTTGAATTCCAAGTTCAATACTGGACTGCTGGAGCTGTTACTGATCAAACTGGCGATCTTATTGAGTGATAAATAATAAAGATAAGATCTTTAATTTTTAATTATGGCAAAACTTTTTGGTTTTTCTATCGATGATAGTAAGCCAGAATCAAAAACAACACTATCCCCCGTTCCCACTAATAGTGAGGACGGGGTTGACCATTATTTGAGTTCTGGTTTTTTTGGTACGACTATAGATATTGAAGGTGTCTATAGGACTGAATCAGAACTAATTAGAAAATATAGAGAGATGGCACTTCATCCAGAAGTGGATAGTGCTATCGAAGATATTGTTAATGAAGCAAT